CCCTCCCGCTAACTAAAACAAATTATTTATTAACCAATTTCGTCGATATGATGTATAGCGGCCTCTCTATTTCAATCGACGGCGCCTCAGCGGCCGACGACGAATATAAGTACGATAATTATATAAGCGATGCCAACTTTAAATTTTATGCACGCGTAGCGAAGAAGTTTGGATTTACTGTTAATAAAAATATCCCATGGATGTTGACCGCGGATTTGTTTAGTGATGCAATATTAAAATATATTGGTCGATATGATGATGTACTAGGGAATCCAATAACAAAGTATACCTTTTTTGAGGAGCTATATGTCTGGACTTTTTTGGGAGACATAGATACGATAAAATCTTTTATTGTAAGTTCTTATAATTCTTTTGTCGAGATTTTTCCGCTTCATCAAACCAAAATTTTTGAGCCCTATTGTGATAAATATACCGTCGAAACGGCGGTCCGTCCAATCGTGACACCGGACCCGACCAGCACGACAGGGTACCCAGACCTGGTCGAGAGTGTCCTCACGGACAAAAAAATGGTAGATCTTTATCTATACCTCAGGAGTACGGAGGCTAAAACCCCCATAAGAATGTGTAAGCAACTACGGGATGACATTTATAATATGTACAACTGGGGTGACGGCGGTAATGGATATTACAGTAGGCTCCAGCTCGCCGCAGCGCGCATCAATTCCATATACAAAAATTTTATTTATCCCGGAAGCGCCGAGCTACTGGATCCTCACGGAAGGCATTATCGAAAATTATTTTAGCCCTTGACATCATCGCAGAATCTGGTATTCTACACAAGAGGGGTAAAGACAAGGTGCTATTCCAAATTTTAGATCATAAAAAAGACTGTGTGGGTTATTATGCTAACAATGAAATTATTACTACGGATAAGATGCCCTCTTCCGGCTCGACGTGGGAATATTCTCCACACCTCAAAGGTACTGAATATTCAATAGGTCACATCTATGCTGGAGGGCAGTCACTGACGGCAGTTTGCCCTCTGGAGATGCAGGAAGAGTGGGAGACCATTAAACAAACTTTGCGATCTTGTCTTAAAGCATTTCGGACGTCCGAGTTGTCGTTGAATGATAACTGCTTATACGATGTATTGCCAGAATATTTTTTGTTTCAATATTTGGGGACCAAAAACAGAATTACACAGCACGTTCTTGATTCGCTGCCCCGTCCCCAAAACTATAATTTTATGTATAATTTGGTGGAAATGCTTTCTAGCATTCGTTCACAGCGATTAAATGTGGATGCTGGATCAATCAATCACCTTTTGAGTTCGGTAAAGGGACAAAACTTTCATCGAACTCTCCAAACGGCGCAGCACATATGCGACTATAATCCATGGGGAACCGTCACGGGCCGCTTGGCTACAACTCCCAATACTTTTCCCATCTTGACAATGAACAAAGAATTTCGAAGATGTCTTAGACCCCACAACGACTGGTTTATTGAGCTTGACTTCAATGCGGCAGAGCTGCGCATGCTATTGGCCCTAATCGGTAGCCCTCAGCCCGAGGGGGACATTCACGACTGGAACGTTCAGCATATTTTTGATGGAGAATTGACGCGCGAAGAGGCAAAAATAAAGACATTCGCGTGGCTCTATTCGCAGAAATCCCACCACGGACTGGAAGCACTTTATAACAAGAAATCAGTTAAAGATAAATATTGGGACGGCTATAAAATTGAAACTGACTATGGTAGAATAATAAATGATGTAGACGAACATCATGCTCTTAACTATATTGTTCAGAGTACCACTATTGACATGGTACACGAGCAAGCATATAAGGTTTATAAATTGTTACAAAATCGAAAGAGCAAAATTTCATTTTTGATTCATGATGCTGTATATATTGATTTAGCCGAAGAAGACCGCTATGATATCTTGAATTGGCTGCATGAATTTAAAACAACAAGATATGGTAAATTCAAAGTAAATGCTTCCGCAGGTAAAAATCTGGCAGAAATGAAGGACCTAAGGATATGAAAAAATATTACGATAAGCTTATCCGGGACCGCATCCCCGAAAGAATTGAGGAGGAGGGAAAAGAATTTTCGGTGCACCAAACACACCCTCGATTACTTGAAAAATATTCTTTCGCAAAATTACGCGAAGAGATCGAGGAATTTATTGAGAATCCCTGCGCTGAGGAAGCGGCCGACGTTCAAGAGATACTAGAGCACATTTGTCGACGCGAACAAATCCATTCAAATGCTATTAAAGCAGCCCGTTTAGCTAAGCGCAGCATGTCCGGTGGATTCGATATGGGCTTCATTTTGGAGTGGGTGGAAGACTGATGGTGATCGTAGGCCTCGGCAACGCCGGCTGCAATATTGTTAAGGCCTTCTCAAAGTATCCACAATATGATACATATGGGATTGATACACACAAAGAGGCCGATATCACGATTAAAAAAAGAAATAGTCATGAAGAATACGATACGCATTTTCCTAATTTAAAGAGAAAGCTTAAGTTTACTAACAAGGATGTTCATCTTGTGGTAGGAGGGGGCGGCTGCATATCCGGCGGCGCTCTTCGTTTATTGGAGCAGGTAAAAGATAATAACGTAAGAGTTATCTACATACAGCCTGATCTGTCTTTAGGTAGTGAAGTACAGAAAATGCAGGAAAGAGTTGTTAGAAACGTGCTGCAGGAATATGCGCGGTCAGGAATTATCAAGGGAATTTGGCTGATAAATAATCAGATGGTCGAGCGTGGAGTTGGACAAGTACCTATTATGGGATATTATAATATTCTCAACCAAGCCATTGTAAACACACTTCATATGATTAACGTATTTGAACATTCTGAACCTGTAATTGGCAATTTTGTGAAGCCATCCGAACTCAGCCGCATTGCCACACTAGGAATTTTAGAAATCGAGGAAGAAAAAGAAAAATGGTTTTATGACTTGACACAGCCGCGAGATGTGGTATACTACTATGGTATCAACGAAGAAGAACTTAAGGAAGATGGCACCCTGTTCAGAAAGATTACTAACTACGTGAAGGCGCAAGTCGATACGGGCGTGAATGTTTCATACGGGGTCTTTAAAACCACATATGACCAAAAATATTGTTATTGCATTAAGTATTCTTCTGTGGTACAATCAACTATAGACGATCAGGAGATTGGCTGATCGTACTTTAACCCAACGAAAGGAAAATAAAATGGGTATTAATTTAGACAAGATGAGAGAAAAGCTCTCGTCACTACGTGGAGACGGTAACTCAAATGACACTTTCTGGCGTCCGAACGACGGGGACCAGACTATTCGAATCGTTCCGACATCGGACGGTGACCCCTTCAAGGAGATGTGGTTTCATTACAACATCGAGAAGGGGGGCTTCCTATGCCCCAAGCGCAACTACAGCGACGAGTGTCCTGTATGTGAGTTCGCCTCACAGCTATGGCGCGAGGGAGTCGACAACAACGACGACCACAGTAAGAAGACTGCAAAGTCTCTCTTCGTGCGACAGCGGTTCTTCAGCCCTGTCATGGTACGTGGTGAGGAAGACAAGGGCGTACGCGTCTGGGGTTACGGCAAGACTGCCTACGAGAACCTCCTGACACTTGTGCTGAATCCGGAGTATGGTGATATCACCGATACCGAGACTGGCACGGACCTGCAGATGACCTATGGAAAGCCTCCGGGCGCTTCCTTCCCCCAGACGAAGCTCGTACCACGACGACGCTCCTCGCCGTTGTGTGAGGACCTGACGCCCGAGAAGTGCACAGAACTTCTAGACAGCATTCCAGAGTTTACTGGTTTGTTTGAGCGAAAGACAACTGCTGATGTGCAGACAATTCTCGATACTTTTGTTAACGCACAAGTCGATGATCCGGAAACGGTGAGTACCGAGACGGAAAAGTATGGCCAAACCAAGGACGGTGAAGCCAATGCTGTTGATGCGGCTTTCGCAGAGCTTGGCGCTCTATAATTATCCCCCCCGCAGGGAGGCCCGGGGCTACAGGGGTCTCACACTTATACACACACAAAGGAGACATTATGAGTGATATAAACAAAAGCGGATACGAACTCCGCACCGATTTGCTAGGAATGGCAATCGGGATCACGGCGGATCGAATGAACCGCCGAGTTGAGAATGAACATTTTAAGCCGGAAGGTCAGCGCACAGCCGTTCCTCCCTACGCGACTGAAGATGTGATTGTTGAAGCTGAAAAGCTTTACGCCTTCGTTCAGAAGAAGTAAACATCTGACCCACAGGGAGGCACAGGGTTATCAGGTGCCTCACAATAGAAAGGAAGAGTTATGACTACTGAAACTAATCTACTTGAGCAGATGATTACACTTCTTGAAGACGCGCGCGATGATAACGAGCGATTTTTTGAGCGTGGTAATAATGCTGCTGGCACACGCATTCGTAAGGCAATGCAAGAGGTCAAGACTTTGGCGCAAGAACTTCGCGTCGAGGTACAAGAGAACAAGAACGCAGAATAAGCTCTGCCAGCCGCAGGGAGGCATGGGGATACAGATGTCTCATCTTAATTAAAAAGGAATTAAAAAGTGGGAAGCATTATAAATACTCTTAAAGAATTAGAGGTAGGACGAGATGACTATGTATATCTTAACTACGAAGACTCTGCGTCCGTATGGCACGTCTCAGAGAACTATATCACCGAGGCCCTGGGTGAAACAACGACTGCCAATATGTTGGCGACACTCCTTGCTACACAGGGGGTTACCATATATTCACGATACGATGAAGATATCCTCGCCCAGATGCGTGATCATGGCTTGTTGAAGTCATATGAACGCGGTGGATGGTTTGAGGACTATCTAACCGAGGCGATTCGAATCCATGCTTATGACTACGATTTGTTGACGATTTCAACAGAGCGTCATGATCATAAACGCGGCACGTGCGCTGTGGCATCAAACGTAAAGATTCGTGCCGGAGAACTTTTTGATTTGGTCGATGATGCAGACGCTCTGGTGGCGGGCTGGGACGTGGCTGTTCAGACTGTGCACGGCACGTTGGCGGTGGGGTAGGTTTTGCGATGTCGCCTGCTGGTTGGCTATGTCTTGGTATAGTGGTCCTTTTTGTGGTAGAGTTACGCCGCCAAATTCGAGAGTTGGGTGAAGAAGTGTCACGGATGCATAAAGACTTTCTCGCTGAGATTTATATAAAATATGGAGAAGATCCCGATGGCGAAGAGTAAATCAAAGGCCGGTAAAATTTCAATCGACGGCTTGCGCACACTAATTAATAAGACGTCAGGTCTGGAGGTTGCGCATAATCTAAACAAAGCAAATCCGACAGAAGTAAAGGAATGGATTCCAACTGGCTCACGCTGGTTGGATTCTATTGTTTGTAGGGGACAACTTGGTGGGGTCCCTGTCGGCAAGTTCACAGAGATTGCCGGCCTCGAATCAACAGGGAAATCTTTTATGGCTGCACAGATTGCAGGGAATGCTCAGAAGATGGGTATGACTGTCATCTATATGGATTCAGAGTCAGCCATCGACCCAGGCTTCCTCGAACGAGCGGGGTGTGACATAGGTGAGCTCATCTACGTTCAGGCACAGTCCGTCGAGCATGTATTGGAAACCGTCGAAAACGTTTTAAAGTCCGGCGCTGAAAGAACTCTGTTCATTTGGGACTCGCTGGCAATGACCCCGACCATTACAGATGTTGAGGGGGACTTTAATCCTCAGTCTACGATGGCAATGAAGGCGAGGATCCTATCAAAGGGAATGTCCAAGTTGACCATCCCCATCGCCAACACGAAGTCGGCCTTCCTCGTTCTCAACCAGTTAAAAACCAATATCCCACAGGGCCCGAACGCACGCATCGTTGCGATGACAACGCCCTTCATTACCCCCGGCGGAAAGGCTATGCACTATGTATACTCTCTCCGCGTGTGGTTGACGGGACGTAAAGCGAAGTCTGCTTTCATCGAAGACGAAAGTGGTTTCCGCATCGGCTCCGAGGTAAAGGTCAAACTTGAGAAGTCTCGCTTCGGGACGCAGGGGCGCAACTGTGCCTTCAAGATCCTATGGGGCACCGACACTGTGGGAATTCAGGATCAAGAGAGTTGGCTCGAAGCCATCAAGGGCTCCGACAACCTCAAACAAGCAGGCGCCTGGTTTGCGCTGGTTCACAAGGACGGAACCGAAGAAAAGTTCCAGAGTGCTCATTGGCTTTCTAAACTGGAAGACAAGAAGTTCAAGAGCCGAGTGTTCGAGATTATGGATGAAGAGATCATTCGTAAGTTCGATACCCGCGAGGGCAGCGCTGAGGATTTCTACGACGTAGATAAAGAATAGAACTATTTATAAGTGATGAAACTTATAATGGAAAACTGGAAAAAGTTTCTGAAAGAAAATAGAGATGGCACTGAGATCCTTCGTCGCTCTGACTGGGAGGACATTGAGTCATCGTCTTTAGGGTCCGACTATGAGTATGTGGATGTTGAAGATCCGCGCACTGTGGGACAGCTTATAATGGATGAAATCGCTAATGTCTTGGGCGTCGGCCCTGACAACGACATAGCTTTAAAAGCAGCTGCCGCCGTCTCTAAGGCTCTAGGGCTAGACGCAAGAAAGCAACTAGATCAATTGGGCATTGAAGCCGGTGAGCCCGGCTGGGTCGGAGTAGTTGCACCAGAGGAATTCCCCGAGAAGGCAGAGGTGGACCTCCAGGCCGCAAACGCTCGTCGGCGCGCTGACGAGAAGGATCTCGAAGATCTACGAAATCGGCCCGTGTCACGGGCAAGCTCTACGAATATCGATCGTCGAAGATAAGCCAAATAACCCCTTGACTTCGAGGCACCGGTGAGGTATACTCATAGAAGCTTCAGTAGTTAGGGGATAACAGTGAAGAACCAGAGATATATAGAGTTCGCCAAGAGAGTGGCGGAACAATCAAATTACGGAAAGTTTAGGCACGGCGCAGTCCTCGTGAAGGGTAACTCCGTTCGTAGTGTTTCCTGTAACAAGCACCGGCATTGTAGTTTCGGTGCGAGATTTCGTAAAGAGGGCCATGGCGAAGCCACCCTCCACGCAGAGTTGGGAGTCATCTTGGGGATGAACCGCTCGACCACACAGGGCTCAGACATTTACGTGGCCCGCATTAACAAAGAAGGAAAGGGTCGCATCAGCAAGCCTTGTCCTATGTGCGAAGCAGCCATGCGCCATGTGGGTGTGCGTCGCGTCTACTATACTAATGAGCATGGCAAGATTGAGAGAATGAGACTATGAAACGAGTAATGATCATAGACGCCCTGAACGCCTATTACAGGGCTTTTATCGTTAATCCCAGCCTGTCTGCCCATGGACACCCCATAGGGGGCTTAAAAGGCTTCCTAGGCATCCTACAGAAGCTCTGTCGAGACATAAAGCCCGACGCTGTGACAATTATCTGGGATGGCCCCGGCGGAAGCCGCAAACGCCGCGAACAAAACAAGAATTATAAGGAAGGTCGAAAACCGATTCGGGTCAATCGGCAAACCGATCTAACTGACGAACAACAGCGAGCTAATATGGCGTGGCAACAGTTGCGTTTGATGGAGTATCTTAATGAGTTGCCCGTTATTCAGCTTCGTTTTGACGAAGTTGAAGCTGATGATGTTATAGCCTATGCTACACAAGCGGAACAATTTAAGGGCTGGCAGAAGGTAATTGTGTCCAGTGACAAAGATTTTCTTCAATTGTGCAATGATGAAACAGTTTTGTTTCGTCCCATTCAAAAAAAGGTTCACAATAAGTTGAATATAGTGGAAGATTTTGGTATCCATCCACGCAATTTTGCCATGGCCAGAGCGATCGCTGGAGATCCCTCAGACAATCTCAAGGGTGTTCCTAGGGCTGGTCTTAAAAGTATTTCAAAAAACTTAAAATTTTTAAGAGAAGATAAGGATGCGTCTTTACAGGAGATTTTTGATTTTTGCTTAAAAACTGAGTCTAAAGCTAAGTTTTTCACGAACGTTTTAGAGTATAGAGATGTAATTATAGAGAACTATAAATTGATGCAACTGTACGCGCCAGCACTCTCATTACAATGTCGCGAAAAAGTACATTATGCCTTGGATAACTTTGAATACGATTATAACAAAACGGAGATTATTCGCATGATGAACCAGGACGGCTTCGGGGTCTTTAATTGGGAGGACCTACATGCAGCAATGAATAGAATTTGTGTTGACAAAGCGCTCGGAAAATAGTATTATTAGTTATGAGGGAAGCAATGAACACAAAGGGCGAGATTGTCAACTTTTCGAAGTATGGGAAATCCTTTCAAGAAAAACTCTGCATGGTGATTTTAGATGACCGGGCCTTCGCGGATCAGATTGAAGAAGTTTTAGATGTAAACTTCTTAGAATTAAATTATCTTAAATTATTTTTAAATAAAATTTTTGATTATCGTAAGAAATATGAAGTTCATCCGTCACGCGATATCATGAAGACCATTCTTCGCTCTGAGTTGGATAATGAAAATGAACTGACGGCAAGACAAACGAGAGAATTTTATGTTCGCACACAAGTTGCCAGTCTTACGGATGTCGAATATATAAAAGATACATCGTTGGATTTCTGTAAAAAACAAAATCTTAAATCCGCCATGGTAAAGTCAATAGGTCTACTTCAAAACTCATCTTTTGATGAAATCTCACGAGTTATCAATGATTCCCTTAAATTGGGGGTAGATAACGATGAGGGCTATGATTACAAAAGGGATTTTGAAGAGCGATTTAAACCACGTTTTCGTAATCCCATTACCACTGGTTGGGATCTCATTGATGATCTTTGCAAGGGAGGTCTGGGACAGAAAGAACTGGGCGTCGTCATCGCACCCACTGGCGCCGGAAAGTCCATGGCCCTGGTTCATCTCGGCACGCAAGCACTCAAGGAAGGGAAGACGGTGATACACTATACATTGGAGTTGCAAGATACCGTGGTAGCCTCTCGTTATGATTCTTGTCTAACCCAAATCCCGCTCCAAAATCTTGTCTCTTTCAAAGAAAAAATTTATGAAGAGGTGCAAGACATCAGCGGGAAGTTGATTATTAAGGAATATCCTACCAAAACTGCTAGTACTCAAACGATTCGCAATCATTTAGAGAAATTACGTATGCGATCTATAGAAATAGATATGATCATAATCGATTATGGAGATCTTTTGCGGCCCGTTCGATATCTGAAAGAGAAAAGAAATGAGTTAGAATCAATCTATGAAGATCTTCGAGCCATAGCATCGGAGTATCGGTGTCCCGTGTGGACCGCCTCTCAGACCAACAGGTCGGGATTAAATGCCGAGGTCATTACGATGGAGTCAATCTCCGAGGCATTTAACAAATGTTTTGTGGCAGATTTTATTTTTAGTATTTCACGCACAATTGAGGACAAAGTAGCCAACTCCGGGCGCCTATTCGTGGCCAAAAACAGGAACGGCCCAGACGGACTTGTCTTTCCTTTGTTCATGGATACGGCATATGTGTGCATTAAAGTGCTCGAACCAACAGAAGAAGGTGAAATGGTTGAAGTGAGCGCGAAGAAGCAAAAAGAGAATTTGGTCGAAAAATATAAGAAGTTTAAGAAGAACAACGGAGGGTAAAATGTTTCACGAAAAAAAGGTACAGCAGGCTACATTGGCTTATTTTAATGGCGACGAATTGGCTACCAATGTTTTCATGACAAAATATTGTTTGCGCGACAAGAAAGGTAAGTTTCTTGAAAGAACACCGGACGATATGCATAGGCGCCTAGCAAAAGAATTTGCCCGAGTAGAAACAAACTTTAGAGGGTCCACCCTTTCGGAGGAAGATATCTACTCCTACTTTAAAAACTTTAAGTATATTGTACCTCAGGGATCCCCTATGATGGGGATAGGAAATAATCATGTGAACGTTTCTTTGTCTAACTGCGTAGTGGTGGACAACCCACAGGATAGTGTTTCGTCAATTATGGATGCCGGCAAAGACTTGGCTAACTTGTTTAAGCGGCGCTGCGGTGTTGGGATTGATGTTTCAGATTTGCGCCCCGAAGGTGCACCGGTTAACAACTCAGCGCGCACCACCACCGGTGCGTGGAGCTTTGCTGACTTCTATTCCTACGTGTGTCGGATGATTGGACAGAACGGCCGGCGGGGCGCCCTGATGATATCGATGGATATACGTCATCCTGATATCGAGAGGTTTGTGAAAATGAAGCACAATCTTACCAAGGTGACTGGTGCCAATGTGTCTGTTAAAGTAAGCGATAGTTTTATGGAAGCGGTTGAGAACGAGGCGTCCTTTACACTACAATTTCCTGTTGATGCCGAGCACCCTACCTTCACGGTCGAGACCGATGCCCGCTCCTTATGGGAAACCATTATTGAGTCCGCAACTCACACGGCTGAGCCCGGGCTCCTTATGTGGGATAACATTACTAAGATGCTTCCCGCCCACGAATACGCTGAATTCAAAACAAAGACCACCAACCCTTGTGGCGAAATTCCTCTTTCGGCCTACGATTCCTGTAGACTTATCTCCTTAAATCTAAAAAGTCTGGTAAAAAATTCTTTTGAAAAAAATGCAGAGTTTGACTTTGCCAAGCTTAAGAGCGTGGCCGCAATAGGCATGCGCCTCTCTGATGATCTGGTGGAACTGGAGATCGAGAAGCTGGAAAATATTCGTCAGGTTGCCGACAGCGATGACGAAAGAGAGCTCTGGACAAAACTATTTAAAGCCGCTTATAACGGCCGCCGGACAGGGTTAGGCACCCACGGACTGGCAGATGCCATGGCTTGCTTAAATCTTGCATACGATAGTCCCGAAGCCCTTGTAATTGTTGAACAAATCTATCGAACCTTACGAGACGCTGCCTATGAAGAAAGCGTCTATCTTGCTCAAGAACGTGGCGCCTTCCCGGCTTTTGATTGGAGCGTGGAGGAAAATAACGAGTTTATTCAACGATTGCCGGAAGAATTAAAAGACTTGATCGCCGAGCATGGGCGCCGGAATATTTCAATTCTTACGAATGCCCCCACTGGGTCTGTTTCTATCATGTCACAGACATCATCGGGATTGGAACCTGTATTCAGGAACTCTTACATACGACGTCGCAAACTGTCACACGACGAGCAAAATATGGAGGCAGATTATATAGACGACGTGGGAGACCGCTGGATGGAGTATGAAGTATTCCATCACAATGTCCAAGCGTGGCTCAACGCTAATGAGGGAGAAGTTCCGACATTTTTTGTGGAATCAGATAACATCGACTGGCGCCGGCGCGTGGCAGTACAGTCTGTAATTCAACAGAGTATCGATCACAGCATCAGTTCAACAATTAACCTTCCGAAGGGAACTGCCCCCGCCTTGGTCGGAGAACTCTATATGGAAGGGTGGCGCGCCGGCCTCAAGGGTCTCACTGTTTACGTAGATGGCTCGCGTTCTGGCGTTCTAGTTGCTGAAAAGGATCTTGGGTTCCCACAGCACAAAGCACCCAAGCGACCAATTGAACTGCCTTGTAATATTCACCACACAACAATTAAGGGAGAGCGGTGGC